TCTGCCTCCGCAATAGCATCCTTTCTTGTCTGTGCATCTTGTGCAATACGTAATAATTGTATTGGTACAATATTGGTTTTTGCACTTTCTTTTTTAATAGGATTTTTTATTGCTGACAATATGCGTTGGATTCTATTGGCCATTAATAGTTATTTATTTTTTTAACATCACTGCCCCAGCGAATACGTCTACCCTGTGTAGGTTGAATCAAAGGCAATGCTGCCGTAATAGATTTTCCAGTAGCGGCATTCTGTAGCCATTTAATCACATCATCATATCGCTTTACTCGTAAGTCAGGTATATTACGTGGAGCTATTCTTGAATGAACTGTATAAAGGGCAACATCAATGCAATAATTTACTAGCTGTGGATTACGATTGTCTCCTGCTGTCCATTTCGTTGTATCTGTTGGTAATGTAGCTGCTGCAACAGAATAAGGTGTGCCACTACCCCAATTTCTTACACCATTCACTGCATCATCAGGGAAAACATTTCGTGGCGGTATGCTACTATAGTCACCGTATTGGAGTTGTGTCTCATGGCTTAACAAGACTGTCGCTATGGCACAAGTATAAACTTTATCCTTCCACCATACTTGATCGCCAACTTTGTAAATAGCATTCAGATCAAATTCAGGTTTAGGAAGTGTGATGTAAAACATTGAGTATTGCGCACTAATCAAAGTCCAGTGCGCTGGCGTAAACGCTTCAGCCACATTTATTGCAGTTGTACAGATGTAAACATTACCAGCTTGTAAACATAAATCGTTTAAAGCATAAGTGGCTGATGCGCTATAAGCAGTAGCATCAAGATATACTCGTTGTTTCGCCTTATATGTTGTTGATCTATTCCAAAGTAAAGTATCTGTAAATTCTTTTGAACAATCATACTTTTGTATGAGATAAGAAGTAACTTCTGTTTGTGCTGCCTGTTTTACTTGTTCAAGTATCGAATAGTCGTTACCGATAATAGCTGTTAAATTATCTGTTTGAATCAACTTTTTAAAGTCAGACAATATCAAGTAAGACATTAGCTAAATTGTTTAGACAAAATTAGCTAAAGAAATTGGCAGTGTACTAAAGATATTAGTGTTAAGAAGTGTTGTAAAGTGTAAAAAAGCAAAACTAATAAGAGTGTTTAGAAATATTTTTACCTAAACTAATTTTTGGTGAGATGCCGCCTTTCTGATATAATATAAATTCAGCAGCAAAAGCATAGCAAAGAAGATAGTCGTTAGCATCGGAAGGGTGGCCATATTTTTCATAAGTAATACCTGTGTCTGGGTTTTTAACTTTTTCCTTTAGCTTAGTTCCGTCAGACGCTTCCTTTAAATACACATAATCATTAATGGAATGCTTGCAGTTTTTACCTATTAAAAATTTTAATCCTAATACATTTTTTTCAAAAACAGTGTTTATAAAATCTCCCCTTGTCTTTACAGGTGGCGCAACATTAGCCACACGTAAAGAGGGCTTAAATTGATTTAAAAACTGCCGAATTATTACATAGTCATTAAACCCTTTTTCACTTCGTGTATCTTCTTGTTTACCTGAAGGATCACCGTAAATAAATAGTCCTGCATTATGGCCCGTATATCTTCTTATAAACTCGTTACACGTATCCTCTGTTTTATTTTTAGGGCTTTGTAAGCATATTTCGTCAATCTGAATAGCTGTCTTTCCTTCTAACTGCCAGACACAGCAAGTAACAAATGGGTTAACGTTAAAATCCCAGGTAATGTGCAACGGAAGATGGCTTTTGTATTTAGGCTCACAAGTATTATCATTTCTTGAAAAGCATTTGTAAAACTCTCCTCCTGCTTTACTAAAAGGATTTCCATAAATAAGCATATCCTGCAAACCCGAATGCAAATTCTCTCTTTGATTTTCAATATAGTTTGAAGGAAGATTTGCAATATTGTGATAAGTTGAACTTATCGTTATTAACTTATTACCTATCTCTTTTCTGAAGTAACTTTTATCTGAATAAATCTGTGCTGTAATTTCATCTTGAAACTTATCTAAGCTAAACCATTCGTTGATCCATTGGACCTTAGCCGGTGAAGTGAAAATGTATAATGGGTTAAAAGGTGTAGCCTCTTTTGGATTTATTGTTAACTCGCCTTTTTTATTAACGAATAACCCCTTTTGTCTTAACCTCCCTACAATTACTTCTTTAACAGCTTCCTCTTTAGTGTCTTTAGTCTCATCCAATATACCCCACCCTATTTCCATTCCGTCTAAAGCTTTATAATTATCGAAACTTCCAATATAAATTGTCGCCCCATTATCAAAGCTTATAATGTTATTATATCGATCATAATTATGTCCTTCTGTATTAAAATGCTTTGGAGGTGTTATACCAACTACAAAACAACCTTTACTGGTGTTACTATCGTATTCGCATATCCCAAATTCATGTTCCCAAACTTCACGAATACGATACATTGTTGATCTATTTAATTGATCGTATGTATTAGCAGCAATAAGACCTTTTACTTTGGGAAAATTTGATATTAGCATTGCACTTATTGCACCTGCGCAATGTGTTTTACCACTTCCTTGACCTGCAAGAAATAAATTAACAGCTTTACGGCTTACAATAATATCATATTGAGGTTTAGTCGGAAGCATGAGGATTTTGAATTACAACCATAGGAACAGTACCTAAACTCTCTCCTTTTGTTGTATGATCTATTTCCTGCTTATCTCTCCACTTTTCTTTTTGTCTATTTTTAAGCCAAAATATAGCTGCTGTAGTATCTGGGGCGACTTCTTTAGTAATTAATTTCTTTTTATAAACCTCTATTTTCATATCGTCGTTATTAGTTTCCTCAACCTTATCGACATCAACATTCACCTTTTCATAATGCACTTCATCATATCTATAACCCATAGCTCGTTGATAAAGTTTACTAGCAATAGTTGCGTCTGAAATTATTTTACCAGCCTTTACGGACTCCGAAAATTCTTTATGGAGTTTCTTCCAAAGATTCAATGTTGATTCAGAAATTTCAAAAAAGTCGGATAACTCTTTATCAGTGGCACCAAGCAAACATAGCTTATAAGCTTGTTCGTTATATTCATTTTTATATTTAGTCGGTCTTCCCGCCATACAACAAAATTACGTATTTTACTAATATTTTTACTATTTTACTAAATTATTTAACAACCCAATTCCTAGCCTTTTTTTTAAACTATTAAAAGCGGCAATAAACTTCCTTTTCCTCCAATAATCAACACATTTATTTCTAATAAAAGATAAATGGGCAATTAATTGCCGAATTAGTAATTACTTAAAAAACGCCAGTCTTCCCCGGCTGTCAACAATATCATACGCAGCCGTCGCCTGTATGTTTGATTTTCGTAAATGGGGCAGGATTCGAACCTGCATTGGTTGGCTATGATTCAATTAATTGATCCCGAAACCAATGAACTAAGAATTATCTTAGCGTCCAGCGTCTACCAATTCCGCCACCCATTTAACCATTTATTTTTACAATTCATTTATTTCTTTGAATGGATCTATTTTATCATCTATCATAACTACGCATATAAGTAATGTAGTTACTACCATGAAAACAACTACACATGCTCTAAACATAGTTCCCCAATGAATGAAATTAAAATCCGCATTTATGAAAGCCCCTAGCAAATAACATATTATTGCGTCTAAAGTGATTACTAGTATTATATTCCTCATTATTTCTCTCATAATATTATTTATTTAATAATGTAGGTAACTTTCGCCTATTTTTGAGTTACCTGCCATAATATGACGGTGATAAACTTTCAATGTATTCTCTTGAATAACCTCTTGCAAAAAGTTCATTTTCATATTTATCAAGCAACATTACATCACCTAATGAATACTCCTTTTTTTGCTCGTTCTTTTTATTAATTTCCTGCAAACGAATTACGGCAGGTAACACAGTATTGCCGACAATAGCGGCTTCTGTGCTTGTTTCAACTTTTTGTTCTCTATTGTTCATTTGTTCTTAATTTGAAGTTTTGTAATTCTAATTCCGCTACTGCGGCAATACTCGGAACGTT